GCGGGAAGTCCCGCAAATTTTCTTGAGAGATCGACACGCCGACCTTTGGTTTGCCGGGTTACCCCGGGACCGAAGCCGAAATGTCGTGCAGCCTCCGACCACTTAAACCGACCAAGAATCCTAGCTATAATTTTTCGCGCGCGGTGCAGATGCTCCGCGAACGGACCGTAGTTGGGATGGCGGTAGCCACCCTTTTCTGGGTCATAGTAGAATCTCAATCGATCGTTTGTGGAAAGGTTACTCCTCTCCGCATCCTCCCATTTCTGAAAGGCGACCAGCTCCTTATCAATCCCAATCTCGCGATCGAGCTTTGAGAGCAAACTTACTGCTTGATAATCTTTGCGAAAACGTTCAGCGAGATCTCTCTCGGCTGATTCGCGGAGATGCGGATGCATCTCCTTAACAATCATCAAACAATAGTCGGTCGGATTTACGGCGGTTGCCTCAATCAGTTGCCTAATCTCTCCGTGTTTTAAGCGGAGATAGCAACCTAAGGACACGGGTGTGTCCAGCAACTCGAAAATCCGTAATGCGGCCTCGTCCGTCGTAAGACGGCGTCGTCCTGAAAAGACACGACGTTGTGACATGATAACGTACTCCGGTTACACTGACGCCCCCTCAGGGGGGTGGATTACGAAACTTGCTCGTTGTCCTTGAACAACGCTAGGATGACCGCGTTGGAGAAGGCAGAAACTGCACGGGCGTGCAGTTCCCACTTCTCTTCCTTGGTCCCTTGCGTCGGCATCAGGGCTTCGAGTTTGATTTCGTTCGTGTAAGCCACCTTTGGCTTCGCGGTATAACCGCTGCCGGAGCTCGTCGACAATGTCTCGAGGGTTGGAAGAACCAATCGGACGTTGAGGCGCTGCATGGGAACGTTCCCAAGAGCGGGCTTTGACATGACCGTAAGGTCACTGTAGCCGAGCGGCGACGTGGAAGTCCGTTCCTGCCAGACGCTCACCAGAAACCCGTTTTCATTACGCTGCGAGGCGTAAACCGGGTTATAGGTGACGTTAGCAGTGGCGGCACCATTTGCCGTGCCACGGGTCAAAACCGTAAGAGCAGTCTGAGTAGACATAGTTAATAAACTCACTTGTGAAAGGCAGATACTAAGAGGGCCAGGGCATTCGCCGCGTGGCCAACAGATATCGGATTTTTAACAACCGGCCGCTGAATCTCGGGGAAGCTCACCATACTTTCGCGTTTTTTGAACGCGAATTCCTGTGTGCCCTGAAAGAATGCGGTCGAACCTAAGCTATTTTTAAGAGCAGCAAACTCTACCTTTTGTTGGACTTGATAATAGAACGTTGAAGACCCTTTTACAAAGGTCAGTCCCATCGTCGCGTCCAACCCGTTTAACCAGTCCCCAAGAGGAAGGAACCAGTCTACAACGAAGCTGAAAGGCACAAGCTCCCAAGCCACGACCAGTGGATTGGTAAGACCTACATTTGACACACGGTTCAGGTAAGCACTGTCGATTTGGTATTCGACGACCATCCTGCGCCCCACTTTACCCGAAAGGATATAGCGTTGCGTCATAGAAATCTCGAAGGGATTTCCTGACCATGGAAAAACGTTGTCGCTACTGACCACACTAGATACACCGCATCTCACGATGGGATTACCAGGCGGACTCTTTTTAGTAGCATATTCAACGGCGTTATACACGTCGTTATACAACGGCATCCACCCGTACTGAAGCTCCAGCCATTTGCTTGCGGTTTCCCGCTCGCGTTTGGTCCGATGCCTACGACGGATAGCTGACTCATCCTTATAGCTCAGTTTCTTAAGCTTAGGATTCCCAAGGAGCTCAAGAGCTCTCTTGGTGTTGCCCGATTTGACAGCCAACAAGGCTTGGCCGATCTTTCTCGCTGTTGAGGCGATGAGATCAACGGTCTTGTTTAGTTCGGCTAGGGCAACTGCTGCGTTGAAATCGTCTTTCAACTTACCACGCAGCTTGGCGGAAACCGCCGCTGTACCGGGGTCCAGAGGGACCTTATGGAGACCCCACTCCGTGCCTTGCGGCAAGGAGCAGGCTGCTTCCATTGAACCTTGTACGAACTGACGAACGTACTTGGTCCCCTCCGCGTTGAGAGCTTGAATTGTCGCGCTCCCTTCGCCACCGATCCGGTTATACCACACACGTTGATGTGGTGTCCATTCAGTGGGATGGCCCAAAGGCCACGGCTTAGTACTCGTACTAGTCACATCCAGCTGGAAAGTTTTTACACTAACATTAGCTTGATATGGTGTTGTTTGGAGCACCAGAGGTCCGAATGCGACCAACCGAGTCCACGCTGCCGTGAACCCGGATGCAGATGTCATTGCTGACGCCTGCTTAGTCTTAGTTACCGGACTGGTAGCCACTACCGGTTCCTCCTGTAGGTCAAGCTTTGCCTCACGGCATTGCCAGAGAGATGAACAGTCTCTCGAACCACCATTAGTTCCCCGCTGGCGTCCACGCACCAATCGATCTCGAATCTGTACGGCAAAAGCTCCCACTGAACCCCGGTTAGAGGGTGTGGTTGCTTCTTCCGACGGAAGAGACTCAAGGCGACGTTGACTATGCGGGAGATTTTCATGATGGTTATAACCTATAGAAGACACTACGATTACTGACGATAAATCAGCGCACGTATACCATACGAACCTCAGAGGACTGAGGCGCGCTTAGGCAGGAGGCTCGAATGAGCTTTTGCACGGAACCCTGGTCA